AGCACTCTCTTTACTGAACGGGTTGAATACAAACCATTTGAATATCCAGTGTATTACACAGAAGGCTGGCTCAAGCAAGCACAAGCATTTTGGCTGCATACTGAGATTTCTATGCAAGGCGATATCAAAGACTGGAATGAAAACCTAAACCCTTCTGAAAAGAACCTTGTCGGTACTATCCTATTGGGCTTTGCTCAAACTGAATGCGCCGTGTCTGATTATTGGACTGGAATGGTGTCTAAATGGTTTCCAAAACACGAAATCAGACAAATGGCAATGATTTTTGGTTCACAAGAAACAATACATGCAGTTGCCTATTCCTACTTAAATGAAACACTCGGCCTTGAAGATTTTAAAGCTTTTTTAAAGGAACCTGCAACATCAGCCAAGTTCGAATTTTTAATGGAAACAGCATCGGATTATACACATGAAGATCTTTTAAGTTCATTTGAAGCTAGAAAAGACGTTGCTCGTTCATTAGCTATTTTTTCAGCATTTGCAGAAGGAGTTTCTCTATATTCATCTTTTGCTGTTTTATATTCCTTTCAAATGAGAAATCTTTTAAAAGGAATTGGTCAACAGATGAAATGGTCCGTTCGCGATGAATCTTTACACTCTAAAATGGGCTGTCAATTATTTAGACACATGTGTGAAGAATATCCTGAACTTAAAGACGCAGTAGAAGCACAGATCTATGACGCTGCCAAACTAATGGTTGATTTGGAAATGAACTTCATCGATAAGATGTTTGAAATGGGAGATCTTGAAAATTTAAAAGCGTATGAGCTTAAACAGTTTATCAAGAAACGTGCAAACGAAAAATTAAATGAATTGGGTTATCTGGGTATTTTTGATATAGACGATGCAGGTGCTGATAAACTAGAATGGTTTTATCATCTCACTGGTGGACATACTCATACAGATTTTTTTGCAATTCGCCCAACTGATTATTCAAAAGCTGGTGAAGACGAGAATTGGGACGAAGATTCTTTATTTAGTTAACAAAAGAAAATTAATTTTATGACTGACGTAAATTATGGCGCCGACCACGGTTGGGAGATAGGAGTTCACTTTCCAGTATGGGCAAATACTGAAGTTTATGTAAAAACAGTATCTAAAGGATACTTGCTTGCTGGAGAAACTCCAAAAGATGCATATTGGAGAGTTTCTACAGCGATTGCAAAAAGACTCGGTAAACCTGAGCTAGCCTCTAAGTTTTTCGATTATATTTTTAAAGGCTGGCTGAATCTAGCAACACCAGTATTTTCAAATACTGGAACAGAACGAGGTTTACCTATTTCTTGTTTTGGAATAGATGTTGGTGACTCTATACAAGAAATTGGAGGAAAAAACCTAGAAATGATGCTCCTTGCTAAACATGGAGGTGGAGTGGGAATTGGCGTAAACCAAATTAGACAAGCCGGGAGCAAGATAAGTCAAAACGGAACGTCTGATGGAGTTGTGCCTTTTTGTAAAATATACGATTCAGCTGTCCTTGCAACTAATCAAGGATCTGTTAGACGAGGTGCAGCATCAGTCAACATAGATATAGAACATGGAGATTTTTGGGAATTCTTAGAGATCAGAGAGCCTAAGGGAGACATAAATCGACAATGCTTAAACTTACATCAGTGTGTTGTTATTTCTGATGATTTCATGAATAAGCTGGAACAAGGCGACAAGGAAGCTCGTCGTAGGTGGACCGCAGTTCTAAGAAAACGTAAATCAACTGGCGAACCTTACATTATGTATAAAGGAAACATTAATCGTCAGAATCCTGAAGCTTACAAAAAGAATGGATTAAAAGTCTATATGACAAATATCTGTTCAGAAATTACTCTGCATACTGACGAGTCTCATTCATTTGTATGCTGTCTTTCATCATTGAACTTAGCAAAATATGATGAGTGGAAAGATACTGATCTTATTTATACTGCGACTTGGTTCTTAGATGGAGTTTTAGAGGAATTTATTCAACGTGCAAAATATATGCGAGGTTTCGATAATTCTGTTCGTTCAGCTGAAAAGGGTAGAGCACTTGGTCTTGGCGTCTTAGGTTGGCATACTTATTTACAGGAAAGAAATATACCATTTGATTCTCTACCTGCGCAATTTGAAACTAGAAAAATATTTTCTCAGATCAAAATCGAAAGCGAGCGTGCAAGTAGAGACACGGCAAGAGAATATGGTGAGCCTCTTTGGTGTATAGGCACTGGAATGAGAAATACTCACCTGCGTGCAATTGCACCAACCGTTTCAAATTCAAAGCTTTCTGGTAACGTTTCTGCCGGTATTGAGCCTTGGGCAGCGAATGTTTTTACTGAACAAACTGCAAAGGGTACATTCATTCGTAAAAACCCAACTTTAGAAAAAGCTCTTGAGAAAATAGGATATAATACAAAAGAAACTTGGGATCAGATTCTATTAGACGGTGGATCTGTACAGGGATTAGATTTTATGAATAGCTTTAAAGTTAAACTTGGAGAAAAATCAAACCCTATTTCTCTCAATAAGTGGTCTAAACTTCCTGAGATAGAACAACCGTTATATGTTTCTCTAAAAGACGTATTTCTTACGTTTAAGGAACTCAATCAATTAGAAATTGTTCGTCAAGCTGGATTAAGACAACAATACATAGATCAAGCAGTTTCTTTGAATCTTGCTTTTCCTACCGAAGCTGAACCTAAATTTATTAATCAGGTTCACCTTGAAGCATATGCAGTCGGCATAAAGACACTCTATTATATGAGAACAGAATCGGTGCTTAGGGGAGATATTGCTGCTCGTGCAACACAAGACTGTTTATCATGTGATGGCTAAAAAATAAAAAATATGGCATTAGAATTAAATTATGAAAACTTTGAAGAGATTATCTCTTCAGACAAACTAGTACTGGTAGACTTTTGGGCAGAATGGTGTGGCCCATGTAAAATACTTGGACCCATTATTGATGAACTCAGCCTTGAATATGCTGATCGTGCAATCATTGGCAAAGTTAACGTTGACTCGTGTCCAGATCTTGCAATGGAGTATGGAATTCGTAATATTCCTACTTTACTTATATTTAAAAATGGCCAAATAGTTGACCGCCATAGTGGTGTTGCACCAGTTTCCTTTCTTTCAAAAAAGCTAGAAGCTCAACTTATTTAATTTCTCTTATTTTCTTAGTATCCTTATCAAAAAAACCAACATACTAATGAAAAAATCAATCTTATTGGTTTGGGCAATTCTCTTGAGTTCTTTCTCTTTTGCTCAAACTCGAAACTTAAATCTTCGCGAATTTAACACGTGGTCCGTACAAGCAAATGCTGCCATAAATTATGGCAACACCGACATTGCTAAAAATAATCTTTTTTACACCGGTGTTTCATCCAATGTTGGCTATGGACTACGTGTAAACAAGTTTATTTCACATAACCTCGCCTTTTCATTAGATGGATATCGATCTACTTTACATGGAAGCAATCTTTATCGTTCTTACAAGACATCAATTGATTATCAAGTATCGATTATGGGTCAAATTCAAACCGGCAACATTAGATTTATCAATCAATTCAACAAAATGCAGCTGTATGGTTTCATTGGATATGGAACGATTCGTACGAGTACTGAGTTAACCGATACTAAGGGCACGGTTCGCACCAAAAAAATCGAACAGGTTATCCCAGTAGGAATGGGTGTCAAATATCATATAAGCAATAAACTTACACTTAACTTAGAATATGCGTTTAATCGAGTAAACGGAGATTATCTAGACGGTTATTCAAATTCATTGACAGAATACGATAACTATTCTAAATTTGCAATAGGCGCAAGCTATACTTTTGGATCTGATCAAAATCGTATATTAGAATGGCACGATCCTCGACCTAGGCAGACTACTCCATTTTATCGAAAAGACACAGTTATTGTAATACAGCGTATAATTGAAAAAGATACGACCGTTCCTCTTCCTTCTACTCAAGTAGATTCAGCTGCTCTTGCACACGTTTCAGATTCTCTTGCAAAAGATGCATTAACTGCAGTAATTTATTATGACTTTAATAAGTGGAATTACCCACTCATGTATAATTCGTTCCTTTCCGATATTGCAGTAAATATTATCAATAATCCAGGCAGAAAAATTACTATTGATTCATATTGCGATACGATAGGTACTCCAGAACACAATTTGATTATCGTTGAGCGTAGAGCCAAAACAATAGCTAAAGTATTTACCGATTTTGGCATCCCTAGAAGCTTAATAGAAATTACTTTACATGGAGAAGAATCTGCTACTGCTATAATTGATGCAGACAATAGAAAATCGATTGTTAGTGTTAGATGGCAATAACCTAACTTCTTACTTAAACATTGCGGCCCCCTTAATTATAAGGGGGCTTTTTATTTAGATAAATAATAAAGACAAAAAATGTCCAGTCTTTAATGAGAAAACATATTACTTCATATTCAAAATTCTTAGCTGAGCAAGATCTAACAACTGTCGGCCTTCCGGCCGGCCCTGCTGCTCCAAAAAAGGAAAAGAGACATAGTTTTATTTTTTTAGATGAACTAAGTGGATTAAAGAGAAAGCGCTATCCAGATGGAAGTGTTTCAATGGACTTTCCAGTATTTTCAATGACTGATTCTGATCTAGACAAGTGGGCAAAAACCAATATTGCTTCTACTGAAAAGAATAACATGACAGATTCAGTAATTGAACTACGCCGCTCAAATGTTGCAGATATAGTAAGAGGAGATAAACTTAATGTTTCAAACGAAGACGTTCCTTTTCTAGAAAAACTTAAAAACTCTCTATCTACCGATATTTCAGGCCGTCGTGAACCATATGTGAGCATAATATTTACACACGATGGTATTCCAACAACGGACGACATAAATATTACTTTCATAAAATTTAAAACGTAAATGGTAAAGTCTTTTTCTCAATTTATTAATGAAAATTATGAAGAAGATCAGCAGTTTTTAGAGAAACTCAAGTCTTCTTTAATTAAGACGGTTCGCCAATTTCGTGAACAAGAAAACGAATACACGAAGTTTTCAGGAATTTCATTTGATGAACCATATTCATTTAACTTAATTCTTTTTCTTAAGAAAGATTCCTCTCCTGATTTTAAAACAGATGATCGTTTTAAGAATTTACCATGGGAAGAAATAAACTTTAATGAAAAAGGATATGCAATTGATGCTACCTCACGCATTTCAGAGGACCCTAATATAAAATCAATAATTTCTATTTACCTTATTCTGGATCCTCGCAAAGAGCCTCATGTATATACCAAATTAAGCTATCGTTTGCTAGATATATTGACTCATGAAACAAATCATTTGGGTCAAATGGGAGAAGATGAAACTCCATACAATGCAAATCCGTCTTATCCTAAAGATAGAGAATCTGCAAAAACTAATTTTAGATATTTTTTATTACCTGATGAAATTGAGTCAATGGTTGAGGGCATGTACGTTAGCTCAAAAGAACAACAAAGATCGCTCGATGAAATTTTTCATGAATATCTTAGACCGTATATTATTTCAAAATATATTAGTCCTGATGAATATTCAAAGGTCATGCAAGTTTGGGTGAAATATGCGCTTCAGAGGTATCCTGATGCGGACTTTTCAAAAAAAGTAGAAAAAATAGTCAATTCTATATAAAACTTAATGGTTGTTACAAGTATAATACTTCAAAAAATAATAACCATGAATCAGTTTGAACAACTTAAGGCTGCTGTCTCTGAAGCACAAAATTCAGTTTTCGGCCCAATCAACGAACTTATTGCAGCTGCGGAAGACGATGCGACCAAATATTATAATAAGGGCGTTCGTAGTGCAGGCAATCGACTTAAAAAGAAGATGCAAGAAATTCGCAAAGCAATTAAACATCCTGCAGTAAAATCACAAATGACTGCAATTCAAAATTCTGCAAAGGAACTTCGCCAAACGCTTGTTGAAGAAACCAAAGTAAACGCTTAATCTCTTTCTTCTGTATTATTTAAAAATGCCTCTTTTTGAGGCATTTTTTATACCAGATTAAAACTTTTAAATAAACACTCAGTAAAAGACTCTAAAATAAAAAACTTAACTTATCATGACAGACTTCTTTGACCTACCAGAAGACACATTCAACAAAGGAAAAAACGCAACCAAAACAAAAAAAGTTGATCCTAAGGTCTACGATCCAGACCCAAATGCCTACAATGGCTCTTACAAGTCAGTATTCAGGTTTATTCCTTACTTACACGACAAGAAAAAAAGCAAGTACACTAAGTATTCGGCAAAATTTTGGAATCAATTGACTAAGGAGTCATTAATTGTTGATTGCCCATCTAATATTGAACAACCTTCCATTTTATGGACACTAGAATCAGTTCTTCGCTCTCTTAAGAAAGAAGAGCCTATGCTGCATGAGGAACTCAGCAAAAACTTTTCAAGATGGTATACTCACCACTCTCCAGTTTATATTAAAAAAGATCCACAACGTCCTGACCTCGAAGGATCTATTCTCATCTTCAAGTTTAGAAATCAAATTGATCAAGTCATTGATCAGCAACTTAATCCTGAACAAGTAGATGGACTCGATCTTTCAAAGAAAGTAAACCCATATCACCTTTTAGAAGGTAAAGATTTTCTTTGTGTTGTTGGTAAAAAGACCAAAGAATTTAGAGATTGGTCAAAGTGTAAATTTATGGACGAACTCACTCCATTTGTATTTAAAATTGGAGATACAAGCGTTCAGGTAAAAAATGATGAAAAAGCCGTTAAATTGGTGACAGAATTTCTTTTAAAGAATACACCAACAATGGATGAATATTTTCATCAAGAGTGGACTGAAGATACTTACTCGCAAGTAGCAGATGCAATTGTTGCAGCTATTCCACAGCGTCAGATCTTACAAATGGTGCTTGATAAGAGTAAAGATCAAAAAATGAACGAATTGATTCGTGCACGTCTTACTCCTAGTAGATCGAATGCCCCTCTTGCAACTCAGAAAGATTCTTTTGAATTTACTTCTGCACCAAATGTTTCTACTCCTGTTGCTATGTCGACACCTAGTACACCAGTTGAATCTGAGTCATCTGATGAGTATGATGATTTATTCAAAGATCTATAAAAAATAATCTTCCATATAATGTCAACAGACAACCTTCAAGAATCTCCAACTTCAGTTGAAAAGAACACTGAATCTCAGGACGCGCAAAATAATACAGCTGATCAGGTAAATAAAACTGTACTTTTTGGTACTATTGCATATACTGATGAATCAGCATATGAAAACTTTCTGCAAAAGATGAATCTTAGTCAAGCAGTGTTTGTTCTAATGGCTTCCGCAAATTCTGCTCAAGCTAAAGGGTCTTTCAACTTACTTGAATCTGAAACTCTTTCAACTGCTATGCGAGTTATTCGTAAAAGCCAAGATCAACCTCCACAAACAGAACAACCAGACTAATGGATTTAATCATTGATGGAAACGCGTTTATTAACGTCGCAATTAGTGTCACTAAGGCTGTTACCTCAAAGGACAAGCGTATAGGTGATACCTACTTTGTCAATGATTTATTCAATGATGGAGTTATGTTGAAAGAAGGAGTCAAGAATTCTTTTCGTGGGTTTTGTTTTACTTATTTAAACTCACTAATTGCACCCATCGGGCCCTCTCTCGATAGGGTGCATTGTGTTTTTGATTCTAAGAGCTGGAGAAAAGAATATATTGCTAGCTTTTTCAAGCACTCAGACTTTAAAACAAGCTCAGCACCTACTGAATTTACATACAAAGGCAATCGAAGATATGATGAATATCAATATCTTTTCTTTGATTATTTTCATTACACAATAATGCCTGCTTTAGTTAAAAACTGTGGAATAAATCACTATCGTTTTAAGGATACTGAGGGTGATGATATTATTGCTAAACTATGTGAAACCTTATCAACTGATATTTTGATCTATTCAGTAGACCAGGATCTAAAGCAATTAGTTTCCTTTAGGGACAAAAACATTATGCTAATCGTTCCTAAACAAATGAGTAAAACTAAAAAGCTTTATACTACAATCGAACTGCACCCAGATCTTGCAGAAGAAGAGGAAGAAGATTTCTTTTCTCTTAGTGAGTCTCACATTTCTGGGTCTTCTACTGATCGTGTAATAAAGAGCTTAAAAGAAAAAGACTACGCACAATATCCAATCGACCCTTCCTATGAAGTCTTGGAAAAGATTTTACTTGGAGACAAATCAGATAATATCCCAAAATTAGCTGGAATAACTCCAGCAAAAGCAAAAAAAGTCATTGATGTGCTTCTTGCAACATATGCTGAAACTACTCTTTCAAAAATAGATATGCTAGACGAATCTTTTATTGAATTGATGATTCATACGATCAGTGCAATCAATAAAATTCGTGAACAGGATAAACTCGATGAACTTAGAACGCATCTAATATTTCATATTAGAATCATGCGTCTCTCAACAGATGTTTTTCCTGATGAGATCAGAAACCCTTTGGAGAGTCATTTTGAATCATATCAAATGACAAAATTCACAATAAAAGACTTTACCGCTCTTAAAAATAATCAATCTACCCTATGAAACCTTTATACGAGAGAATATTAGTTCTTCCTAGAGCAAAGGAAACAACTACTAAACGTGGCGTAATGCTTCCTGAAAAAGCAGTAAAACGCCCAAATATTGGAACTGTTATCTCCTGCGGAGACGGCTCAGTCACTAATCCTATGTTAGTAAAACCTGGAGATCTTGTGTTATTTAACAGATATGCCGGCTTGGAATTAATGCACAGAGGAGAAAAACATTTTGTAATCATGTCAAACGAGATTATTGCAATCTTAGAAGACGAATCAGAAGTATCACTTGATGAATTTGAATAAGCATGGCTATCTTTTCAAGAGTCAAGACTTTCTTTAAATATAAATCTCGTCGAATCTACTTAAAGCTCTCCGTAAATACTTTAGATATTGATATTTCTAAACTATCAGAGGAGCAGCGCGCAGGTATTCAAATAGTAAAGGTTCTTGCCAGAAATGCAGAATCTGAAATTTTAGTTGCTCCCATTTCTGATCGATATTATATCAGAAATGGAGAGTTTTTTATTATTGTTAGTTACCAACAAATCTCGATCATCAATTCAGTATATCACTACGATATTTTTAACACTGAATCGATAAATCGACATATCATGCGATATTTGCGACGCGTTATGGAAAATCGTAGATCTAAAATGGAGCAAGAAGTAATGAATAAGATTCAAAAAAGTTTAACTACTATTCTTATAGATATTCATATGAAGCTAAATGATAATCAGGAAAATCACAGCTACAATAGTCAATAATCCATTACTTCAATCGATTATAGTTTAATATCAAAAAAAGGGAGCAAATGCTCCCTTTTTCGGTTTATTTTATTAATTAGAAGCTTGGAATAAATCCAGTAGAGTCTGAACTTAATTGACCTCCTACTCTTGTAATCGTGATACGATTGATAAACTTGTGAATACCTCTTGGGAAATTTACTCGAATATCGATGATTGCAGTATTTGCTGAGATTACGTCGTTTGTGTTATTAGAAGAATCAAAGATGATCTCATATGTAGTTAATCCTCGTGCTGAAACTACTGCGTCTAGATAATTTTGAACTATTGTTTTAACTCTCATTCTAGTGATTTCATCGTTAAAATCAAATAAGAAGTTAAACAAGATTCTCTCAATATCTCTTTCAATAGTTGAAAGGTTATCACGTACGTGCGCATTATTTAAAGCAGAGTTAATTCGCTGATATCCAGTATTGTTAGAGTACAATAGGATTCCGAAACCTCTACGCTTAACGATTAAGTTAAAACCTACTGGCTCTAAGAATGAACGGTCTTCGTCTGTTAGATCGTATTCAATTCCTACAACTTCAGGATCAGTAATTGCTCCACGTTTTCCACCTGCAACAATTAAGAATGGCGTTCCATTTTTGAATTTTCTAACGTATAAGTTAGAGATATATCCTGCTGGTGGAACTGAAATATTCTTATTACCGCTTCTTACAATTAAGTTCGGGAAGTGATATGTTGCATAGGATGCAAGAGGAACTCCATTAATATCTTCTTGTGCAAATCCAAAAGTAAATGATGGATTTAAAGATAAGTTTGCACCTTGTGAAATATATTCAGGAGAAACTAATTTCGTCGTAGAATCAAGGAAGCTAGGATCAACTGATTTTTCAAACTGCTGCATTGAAGGAGCATTTAGAATTGCCATAGCTTGACCATGTAAAGCTGCAATCTTTGCTAAGTAATACTTTGAAGATTCACTTAATTCTCCTTCGTAGCTATCGACTACATATCTGAAATCGATTACTTCTCCTGTTGCAAGAGACTGAGGAATTTTAGTGTATTCAAACAAATAACTTAAGATATTGCTTAGACGATCTGTTGTACCATTAGGTAATTCAGAATCCTTAATCTTAAATCCTCCAAGATATTGTCCTTTTAGAGACGTTGCAAAGTTATAAACTCCCTTATAAACTCTAAGTGATGGGTTACCCGTATTTATATCATTTGTAATATCTAATCCACTTACAGTGTCAACGCTTGGTACCATTGTAGTAACAGTATATTCAGTTACACTAGGACTCAACGTTGTGTTAACTCGTGATGAGATAGAAATAATCTTTAAGAGACGCGTTCTTCCGCTAGATGATTGAGCTTTAATGTAATGATTTACCTTTAAGAATTCATCAACTAGTGCCTTATTTGAAGGATCGATTCCAATAATCACTTTGTTTGGTTGGGTAACACTATAATAAAAAAAATCATTTGTTAAATCAAATGTATATTTGAAGTTTGCACCTGATCCCATGGTTATCAAGATATAGTCGTTACTGTCGATTGCAGTATAATAACCGTTACTTGGAGCAAAACTTTCTGGATTCAAAAGAGAAATATCAGCAAATAACAGGAAATTAACATAAGGAATGCTTACTGGAGTAACGCTTGCGCTTAGCACTGAGAAGTTATTGTCCGCTATTTTTACATAGAACGTACTAGTACCATCACTATATGTGTCTCCATTTTTAATAAATCCTTTTGTATATGCTTTGTAAAGAGTACTTCCTTCCATTGCAGCGATATAATTATCACCGCTTGTAGGATTTACTAAATATGCTTCTCCTACTGCGACTGATACGCTTCCTGGAGAATCTGAATATCCATTTAGGAAATCAGCCTCAAGTAAAGTATTTACAGAAGGATTATTTGTTATCGTGAAAACAAGTTCCTTATCTGCCGGTTTAGCGTAACTTAATACATCGATTAATGGTGTAAAGTCAACAGGAGTTGTTCCATCTGTGTAATAACCACCATCGTCTGCTTTATAAGAATTAATAGTATCTAAGTCGTCATATCCATGGCCAACGATATCAATACGATGCGTCATCACGTCTTGATCGTTGAATGGAGTTTGTGACAAGTCAATCATGTCAATTTTCTCAACGTCTAGAGAACAAAGAATCCCAGTAGTTGCAAATGCACGATTCATTACTCTGTCAATTGCAACAGTTAATCCACGCTCGTCCTTAAATTCTGGAATCAAGCAACCGATTGTTCTGCTAATTACTTTAATTTCACGAAGTGCAAAAAATTCACCAGCCTTTGCGTTAATCAAACCAGCCTCATCAAAGAATGTCTTATAGATCGGGTCCTTTGAAAGTTTAAGATAGTTTGACCAGTCACCATTTAGTACGATTATTTCAACAAAATAGTCAGAAATAAAATCATCAGGGTGAACAAATGAAGGAAAATCTATTTCATTTCCTCCACCGACTGTCGTATACCATTCTTTTGCAGTAATATCGTATCCACTAACACTAGCTTTTCTTACCCAAATTGTTGAGTTACTATTACCTAGGTTTACAAAAGAGAGAAGTTTGTTTGATTCAATTGTGGTTTGTCCAAATGTACCAGATGAAGAAAGACCATCTCCTAATGCAAGATTTTTTGCACGATTTAATTGGCGGTAATCAGCAAACCATAACTTTTGACGATTAAAGAATTCAACTACTGGATAAGTAATGTTGATTTCGTTACGGTCATTATTATTTGACGCTGACTCGCTATTAAACGTTGCAAAATATGCCTGATCAGTATTTAAAAGAGGATCATCTGTTGTATCTAACGGAATAACGCTCATTGTAAAAACGGGTCCTTCTCTTAAAGCTACTTCAATTGTTCTATGGAAGAAACTTCCTGCTTTTTCTAGCTTAGGATCAATATCTCCGTATACCGCTTTTAACGTTCTCATGTCGTTTACTAAAACAACAGTGTTGAATGGACCAACTCGGCTAGATCCGACGATAAGACGACCTGTGGTAAGAGGAAGTACAACGTTTTCACTTTGGTCGATTTCAACTGTATATACACCGCTCGCCTTAAAATTATTTAGGTTAATCGTTTGTTCGGCCATTTCTGTACAAGTATTTTTAATTATTTATCCGTCATATCTCGTATAATTCTAAAAAAATGATAAAAATAAAGATCCTAGGCGACTAGTGATAGTACAAGAAATTAAAATAGCAGTGATGGCTAATATCGATAATACGTGTGCTGATCTCCAGATAGAAGATCTATATTCCAAAAGTACTAATACTTTAGGTGACATTATGACTCTCCAGAAAGATACTCAGGAGAATGTTTATGGCTTTGACTTTAAAAATATGACTCTTCGTGAGATCATGGCTTTTTGGCATGCCAACAATCATTCTTTAATTGATGAAATTCACGAAGCAACTGATGCTCTTGGAGGAATCAAAGACGGCGCCGGTAATGCTATCTGGAAGTATTGGAAAAAGGATCATGGAAAGTACGAAAATATGAAATTTTCAGATCTTTCTCAAACTGACCAGCTTGAATGTAAGTTTGAAATAGTTGACATGCTCCATTTCTTTATGAATTATGCAATTTCAATTGGAATGACTCCTCATGAAATGTACAACATGTATATGTCAAAAAATCAAGAAAATAGAGACCGTCAGTCTCGTGGATATTAATCCTTAAAAATAAAAAAATCTAAATATAATGGAAAAAATTATCGGCGGCAACATGCCACAAGGCCAACCTGGTCCATCTGGACAAGGCGGAGCACCTAATCTAAACATTAATCTCGCAGAAGCTCCTTATATGACTTGTGAAAAGTGCGAAAATGATGTGTTTGAGGAAAAAATGAAGATTAAAAAAGTTTCGAGATTTATGACCGGTGGCGCACAGGACTCAATTGTCCCAATTCCGGTAATTGTATGCTCAAACTGTGGTAATATTAACGAAATGTTTCAACCTAAAGTATGATAATTGGCGCTGAAGTCCTTGAGGACAAAACTCTACTAATTTCTTATTATAACTCGGCCGGCAAAATAGAATTTATTCAAAAAAGACTTGTTGACCATGAACTATTTAATTGGGTAGAGTCCTCGACTCCAAGTGCAGTTAAAAATTGGGATGGGCGATATGTCAAAAAGAATAATTCTCCAGGTCAATATGTCAATCAATTTAGAGTTCAAGAACTAATTAGAGAAAAGTTGACAGCTGACGAGATCGAAGCAATCTATAGTTTTGATAACTTACCAAAGAAGACATATCTTGATATTGAGATCAAATTGATTGATGATTCTTTTCCAGATCCGGAAAGAGCTAGAATGCCAGTCGGTCTTATTTCTTTCTGTAACGAAGACAATATCACGTATATTCTTTCTATTCTTAACGATGATGAAAAGCCAGACGGTCTTTCGTCAGACGATATTGTTAAAATGGAAAAAGAAGTAAACGAGTATTTTCGTAAGACTACGCCTCTTCGTCCACAAGACGCATGGTTGTTCCAGCAGGAATTTAAGATCAAATATAAGTTCTTTAAGAGTGAAGAAGAACTCATGACCTTCTATTTTCACAATATCATGCCAAAATTCTCATTTGTTACTGGTTGGAACGTAACTGAGTTCGACTGGAAATACTTGATGAATCGTGGTAAAAACTTAAAGATCGATTCTGTTGCAAAAATGCCTTCTCGATCAACTGTTTCAAAAAATAAGATTCCAGTTCATCTTGGCGTACTAGATTACATGCAAGTTTTTGAAAAGCTTAAGCCATTTAAAGTAATTGAAAATTATAAATTAGACTATATTGCCAGTTTAGTATTGGGAGTTGCAAAACTAAAGCACAAATATCCAACGTTTTATTCTTTTCAGAAGGATACTTATCTCTTTACTCTCTATAACGTAATTGACGTTATTCTAGTAAAATTGATCGAAGATAAGCTTTCTTTACTAGATGTTGCCTATTCTATTGCAAACGTTTCACAAGTAGAAGTTAACAAAGTATTTAGTCCAGTGTATATTGCTGAGATCTTAATGTGTCGTGAGTTCTTAAATAAGAATCAGCGAATGATGAAACTTCCTTGGGGAGAATCAAAGGATACTGATGCAACATACGAAGGCGCTTACGTTAAACAACCTATTCCAGGCTATTATAATTATATTGCATGTTATGATTTCTCTTCAATGTATCCTAATATCCAAATACAATTCAATATTTCTCCGGATACCTATCTAGGTAAAAAAGGAAAAGTTAAAACCAGAGGTACCGAAATTCATACGAAAAACGATACGTTATTCTCAAATGATACTGATTCGGTTGCCAGAACTATTTTGACTAGGTTATATGACGAACGGATCAAAACACAGTCTGAAATTAAATCATTAAAAAATTTAAAATAGATGGCAAAACCAATATTTTTAGTAGGTTTCCCAGTGGAAGCCGACTCTACCGCGCTAGGAGAAACTCGAACATCGTTAAACTATCTTCTGAATGAAGAATATCATGTTATTGTATATCGTGCACAAGAGATACAAAGCGTACAGTTTCAAGTATTAAATGCTATCAATTCAACCGATGTTGAAATTGAGGAACTAATAGAAAAAACAACACTCCACCTTAAAACTTTAAATAACGACGATGCAAACATCTGAAAAATTCATTGCATGGCTTGAGGGATACCTTGATGCTAGCAAAAATGCTTTAACTACTCCTCAAGTAAAAGAGATTAGAAAAAAGATTACCAATTATCAAAAAATGCAAACTGAGCAAGTTTTGATACCGTTAAACGAACCTGCCTACTATTCACTTCAACCGCAAATAGATGAAGAATTTCTTAAAGAAATTGAGCGAAATAAAAATGCTTCTACCATGGAAGCTCTCGAATCATAAAAAAACAGAAAAGTCAATGAATAATCAAGATATTGAGAAATTAGTTAGTCTCAAAGAAAATTTTACTGGCCAAAAGTTTCAATGGGTTAAAACAGATCGTCTTGAACTTCTTGGAAAAGTAGTCGTGTGTAGAGATATAAATCAGGCAGCCGGCGGCAGATTTTATGCATATTTTGACGATGGGTCTAAAGTAGACACTGCCGATCTTAACCGTAATCTGCTAATGATTCATGGAGATATGCAACCTTTATCTAAGGACGAAGTTCTTGCAATTTATAAACCAAAGTCAGCTTTTTCTAATCAACCGACGCTTGAACCTTCGCCAAATCCAAACATTCAGCCTGTCATGCAATCTAGAATGACTTCTTCTCCTATTGGAGAGCCTAGATCGCAGGAAGCTCGAATAGTTACACCTACTCCTGAACCAAAAACAAACATGTTTTCTATGTTCAATTCAGAAGATTCTCAAATCTCTCTGAACGTGACAGTTCGTTTGCCTGAAAGAAAGTTGTTAAAGATGATGTATACTAATGCTGAAAACAAAGACAAGTTTTTGTCCGAACTTTCTGAATACATTCAATCTATGATAAATAATAAAATAGTACGTGAGTCGGTGGAACAAATACTTTCACCAACGACAAAAGCGACTATCAAAAAAGATTCTGAGCCTGATATAAAGGTTCGTGAGATCGAATGATGACACAACCAGCTTCACCTAATCAATTCCATAAAAAGCAGGAATTTTCTGATGGAAAATACACAGTGTACTCTCTATCAGATGACAAAGGAAAATTTAGACGCCTTACTTGCGAAAAGGAATCTATCTGTATCCTTCCTTTCGATCTGAATGAACATCAACAGATTCGTAACATATACCTTACTAAATATCTTGATTATATCTCAGGCAAACATGAGTATAGCTGCATGAGTCAAACGTATGATCCTAATGTTTATGATTCACACTATGATGCATTGACAAGTATAGTCACGCAAAAGCTAAACATCGACGATATTGATATCCATGACAAATATTACCTAGGCACAGTTCGTCATGGCGTGCCTTTTACCAAAGAATACAAATGCTATGCCGTTAATTTAACGAACTATTCTCAAGATCCAAGCGGTTTTTCTAATTTTTCTCTAGAAAATGATAATAGGTCTCTTTCAATTGAGCGCGTTAAATTCAATAGGATATTGAAGGGCGGCATTTCAGATTCACTAGCTCTTTCCTGTTCTCTTTTGTTACTTTCTTATTTTTCAGAATAAGAACTTTTTGCCCTAGTATAGTACAAAATACTAAAAATACATAGTATGACAGAAACAAAGTCTGTTCTAGCAGCATTCAATAAATTTAATGACTTGCTTGAAAAAAAGGTTAAGACAAAAATAACCTTAATGGGATTTTCAGATATTGATGAATATATCCCCACCGGCAATTATCTATTAAACGCTCAACTTTCTGGATCTCTTTTTGGAGGATATCCAAATACAAGAAGCATTGGAATTGCTGGTGACTCTGGTGCTGGTAAAACATTCTTATGTCTAAACGCTGTTCGTGAACAACAGAAAAAAGGATATTTTGTTTTTTACATTGATACTGAGGGCGCAATAGATAGATCAGACTACCTTAAATTTGGTGTAGATTTAGATAGATTAAAGTATTTACGTATGGGAATGATTAGTGACGTTAAGTTCTTCATTAATGATTTTATTGAAACAATGAAAGAAAATCCTGGTCTTAAATCTGCGATCTTTGTTGATTCAGTTGGAATGTTAGATACTGATAAGAGCAAAAGAGATATGGAAGCTGGTAAAAATGCTTCTGATATGGGTCTTCGATCAAAAGAAATGCGCGCTCTTTTTAAATCATTTACTCTTGAGTTATCAAATCTCAAGGTACCTTTTATTTTCACCAATCACACATATGCTTCAATGGATCAATATACTCCAAAGGGCATGTCCGGCGGTGGAGGTCCAGAGTTTTCTGCCTCAATTATTATTATGCTAAGTAAAGGAACTTTGCGTGATGAAAATAAAACTACTACTGGAATTATTGTTAGATCGAAAACAAGAAAAAATCGACTTGCCAAACCAATCGATATTGAGTTTCATATTTCGTTTCATAAGGGCATGAATCAATATGTTGGACTTGAACAATTTGTAAATTGGGAAAATTGTGGAGTAGGTAGAGGAAATAAACTTACTGAAAAGGAATTTTCAAAACTTAAATCTGAAGAGCAAGCATTGTGTTCTAAGTTTAATTTAAACGGAGAAACTTTTTATTTTTTACCAAAGAAACTTGGTAAATCATATATTATTCGCCATACTGGAGATGAGGTTCCAGTTAGAGAATTTTTTACTGCTCGCCTATTTACCGAAGCTGTTCTTAGAGAGTTAGATGAAAAAATAATTAAGCCGACCTTTATGTTTCCTGATACTCAAGATGGAATTGATCTTTTAGAAAATGATGAACTTGGAGACCTAAACGACGATGGTGATTCGCTCTAATCTTCCAATAAAATATTATTTGAATCTACATAACGAAGAGGATTTACAAGATAATTTGTCAATCCTCTTTGACATCATGCAATACTTGATTAAAGTAGCTCAAATGAAAAGCAAAGATGTTTCGCCAGACATTTTTAAGTTTTCATCTAAATCGCTAAAATATGTGTTTGGAGATAAAATAAAAGATGAAACCTTTAAATCTAATCTAGTTAAAACAATAAAAGAACTCATTTCTACTGAACGCCTTTTAGTAGATGGCGAAAACATAAAAATAACAATCAAGGGAATAGCAGAATTTTACACAATATAATGATAGATTTCACTGAAAATATTGATTCGCTCGAGAAAATGGTTTGGAACTTCATTTTACATGAAGATAACGATCAAAGCGAGCTTAAGCCTAAGAATCACGATTCATTAAGAAGAGAAGAGTTGATCACAATGATCAAGTTTTCTTATTTTAATGAGGATGCTAGAAGTCAAGCTTTCAAAATTGCGCTAAAATTTTTTAGAGAATATGAAAAGATTCCCAATCGAAAAGAGCTAAAAAGCTATCTCGATTTAACAAATTATACAATAGATGATGATGACTTTGAAGACCTATATTCGTTTAATCTTAGAGAATATAACTATGATTACCTCTACAAATACGTTCGCTCTTTTATTCTCCTCCGAAATCTTAATCTTACTGTATTTGATCTTCTCACGTATTTAAAGACAACTTCGATTGATCCTGAAAATATAGATAAGATTTCAGAAAAAGTAAGAAATGATATAAGTAGTAAACTTGCTATTAATTTTTCGAGTGGAGATACTGGATTAAATTTTTTCAATCCTGATTCGCATATTCAGATTCCAAAAAATGGAAGCCCTACTGGTTTTCCTTTCTTCGATAAGGCGCTAGGTGGCGGATGGAATTTAAAAGCACTAGTTGTTTTCCAAGGAAGACCTAAAGTTGGTAAATCAATGGTTCTCGGTAACATTGCAGCTAGATCGTTTTTGATGGGAAATACTACTGGCCTAGTTACTGTAGAATTGCCCGAACGCCAATACATGAAACGTATTGGCTCTAACATATTGAATGTTCGATCAGATGAATACTCTGCAATTATTAACACAGAAAAAGCAAAAACTCTAAATGATAAAATTTCTTTAATTAAAGAGCAATGCAAAGGCGATCTTTATGTAAAAGAGTTTCCCACAGGTAGCGCTACCGCAATCGACATTGAAAATTACTTCTTACGTCTTGAGAGCAAGATCAATAAAAAATTCAAGATTATTGTCGTTGACTACTTGAATCTATTAAGACCTATTAAAGATCAAAATGGACTCTATGAAAAAATAAAATGTATTTCAGAAGAGTTAAGAGGAGTTGCAATGAGAAATGAATGGTGTATAATTAGCGCAACGCAAATTAGAAGAGAAGACGTCGGTAATTTTGACTTGGGCATGGAATCTGTTGCTGAATCGTTTGGCTTGATCCATACAGTTGATTCTCTATTTGGATTGATGCGTAGTCCTCTTGACAGTAGAATGAAAATAAAAGTTATTGCAAATCGTGATAATGGATATGAGGAAAGCTATAAGTTCTATTCTATGCACAAAGATTTCTTTAGGCTAGTCGAAGAAGTAGGAGCCAACAGCGAATTTTATAGTGACGATGAAGAAGTAAATAAAATGCAGGATGAACTTAGAAGCGAATACTCAGGCATAACCACCGAAGAGACTCAAAAGCCATCTGTGCCACAGAAAGTTGAAGAAAATTTTGCGCCGGACGATGATTACGATGCTCTGTTTAATTCAATATAAAATAATCAATAATGAATGCTTCCAGATGAAACAGGAGAATATGCTGAATTAGACGAAAATGACGATCCTAATCTAGATAGTGAAGAAGAGTCTGATGTTGAAGAAGATATTACGCTTACCTTTAGGGAAGATAAGATCTTTAATAACCGATACAACACTGGAGAAGGCTTATCCCATTCGGATGAGTATACTTACTCCAATAAGATCTCAGTTTCTTTAGACTATTCAGATGCATATCTGAAGGATCTATATGAATATGAAGAATCGCTAGAAAACTCTTTTATTCTTGATACGATCTTTAAATTCATACAGACCGATGAAATAATTTTGAATATAATTGAGAGATCTACTAAAGATTCAAATACAACTAGATTAAAGCTATCAAAAGAAGAAGTAAATATCATTTTTAGCAGAATCAATGAAAAACTTGAAATTAAATCAAGTGTAATAATGTTTTATAGTCCAATCTATATTGTTGAAGTAATTGCATCACTCTCTTCAATTGAATATAGAAAACTATTTGACATGTTTGATACTGAAATTCAAGAGCTTCTACTAATTGAATTAAATAAAAAGTACAAGTTTTTAGAAGGAAAAATGCATAAAAAAAGAATACACTAATGGCCTGGTTAAAAATTACACACACTGGCGGATGGGAAACGATCAACTTAGATCAAGTCTATCGTATTGCCGAAACCGCATCAACTGATCTTACGTTCTATGATGCAAATTCAATTTTGCCAACGACGTATACGTTTGCCTCTTCTGCTGAGAAGGACGAATTTCTACAAAAGTTTGAGAGCATAATTAGACTTATTGACATCGATAAACTAGCACAACAGTGATCAAATTAGAGAACATTCGTAAAATTTTTGTTCTTGGCGATCTTCACCTTGGAGTTAGGAATAATTCTCTTGAATGGTCAGAAATCCAAAGCGAATTTCTTTTGAATTTTTTTATTCAAAAGGTTGACGAAGAAGGTTTTGATCCTGAAAGAGATATTTTAGTGCAAGTCGGTGATTGGAATCATGTTCGAGAGTCCACTAACACTAGAATTTACAAAGTTTCGTTAAATATTGCAAAAGAACTTTCAAAAAAGTTTAAACGCGGAGTCTATGTAATTCTTGGAAACCATGACGTTTATTATAAAGATCGCAATGATACTCATTCATTAGAGGGATTTGATCAGATCTATCCGAACTTTCATGTTTTTGTAAACCCGGAAAGATTTCAAATAAACACTCATAAATTTTTATTAATGCCATGGATAGAGGACTCTGAAACTTTAAAATCAACTGTCTCTACTAATTCATGGGCCGATTATATTTTTTGTCATGCAGACTTTAAGGGTGCTGTCTTAAATAAGGCGACCAAAGTAATGCATGGATTAGATAAAGATGACATACTAAGATTTAAGCGAGTATACTCAGGACATATTCATATTAGACAAGAAAAAGAGAATCTTCTCTATGTTGGAACTCCATATGAAATGGATAGAGGCGATCGAGGAAACCAAAAAGGCTTTTATGTTTTAGAAGTTTCTCAAAATAGTGTAGAAGAAAAATTTATAGCAAACACTTTTTCTCCAAGATATGTTAAGTATGATATTCTCGATCTGCTCAATTTATCTTTACCTGAAATAGAGCAGCTGTTTAAAAATAACTTTGTTGATATTTCACTCGAATCTGAATTTGCAAACAGATTTCCCATTGCTAGATTTACTGAAATGGTCAAGGGATTTGGACAACGTCGACTTGATTTTATTTCCTATTCAAAGGAAATGGCAAAAACTAGTAGCGAAGTTGAAATAGACTCAAATTATGAGTATAATATCTTTAAAGTATTAGAAGAGCATCTTGCTGTTTCTAATTTGCCCGAACATTTTTCAAAGCAGATTTTTGAGAAATTTAAAAGCGTTTACGATTTATTGCGAAACAACAAGCAATACGAATAATGAAATTACTTGAGCTCTCATATAAAAATATCTTGTCATACGGCAATCTTCTTCAAACTTTTAAGTTTGAGGACACTCCACAATTAGTTTTAGTTGAGGGAGAAAATGGATCTGGTAAATCTTCAATCAAAGAAGCGCTTACTGTCTCTATTTATGGAAGGTCTGCGATTCGTAAGATGAAAGATATTCCAAATTGGATCAATAAGAACGCCTATACTCAAATAAAATTTCTTACAAATTCTGGTGATTTTATTGAGATTGGCCGAGGAATCGATCCTAATTTCAGTGATGTAAAAATAAATGGAGCTCAATTTAATCTTCCAGATAAGAGAAAAGTAGATGAATTTATCGAAGAAGAAATAGTAAAAATACCATTTACTGTATTCTGTAATACGATTAGTCTTTCTTTTGATGATTTTAAATCCTTTGTTAATTTAAGCCAAGCAGATAAACGTAAGATCGTTGATAGAATTTTTGGCATCGATATTCTTACTGATATGCGGACGGTTGTAAAAGAAGACCTAAAACAAAATAGGCGTGAGCTTGAATCGGTAAAGTCTTTGATTGAGAGTCGTACTCAAACTTTACATTCTTCTGTTACTCAGCTTGACGAACTAAAAATCAGACTTTCAAAAAAGAAAGAAGCAAAGTCCGACGATCTTACACTCAAGATCGATCAAAGGAAACTATACTTAGCTGAGGTCAAATCTCAATATTCCTCCTTTAAATCAACTATTGACGACGTTCAAAAAAAGATAAACGCCGTTAGGAATGATAACGCAAACATTAGGGCTAGTATTTCTGATCTAAATGAAAAATTGGAGCTCTATCAAAAGAATCGATGTCCTCATTGCTTAAACGATCTTACTAGCGAATCTTCAGTAAAAACAAAAGATGCTCTTATATCTCGTAAAAAGGTATTAGATGAAAAACTACCTGAATTAAGCTCTACTTTTACTTCATTAACTGAAGAACTTAATAGGACGATCGACGAACAGAATCTTTCAAAAGAGGAATATTTCAAGATTAATGCTGATGTCGATCAGCTTTTAGCCGAACTTAGAAATACAATCGATTCGATTGAATCAGATGAAACTGAATCTATCCAGACAATAATTGAATCTTTACGTAATGAAGTATATGATAGTACTCAAACTGCCTCGTCTAAAGAACAGGAAGTTAATCTGTTCAGCACATTAGACGATCTATTGTCTGACACTGGAATCAAGAAAACGTTACTTGATAAAATCATTCCGACTTTAAATGCAAGAATATTTGAAATTTCTCAAAGGCTTGAATTTAAGTTTCAATTTGAATTCGACAGCGATTTTAATCCAATTATCACGTATCTTGGCATGCAAGTTTCTGCAGAAAGCCTTTCTAGCGGACAACGTAAGAAAATGAACCTAATAGTTCTTCTTGCATTCATTGAAATCATCAAAATGAAACATAGCCAAATGAATGTCATGTTTTTAGATGAAATCTTTAGTTCATTAGATAAGAATAACGTGTATAAAGCAATAGAAATTCTTAAAGAATACGCAGAGCGTTATAATATGACAATCTTTGTAGTTTCTCACGAAGCCTTGCCTGAGGAATTTTTTAACGCTAAGATTTTAGTTGAATCATCAAATCACTTTTCTGAAATGAGAGTAGTAAAAGTTCAGTCCACTGTTACACACAAATAAATCCGATTCCTCCAAATTCTGAGCTAGAATCACACCACTCAATTTTTTCAAAAGCTAGTTCTTGCCATAGCTGATCTACTCGACAGTTAGCATTTCTGTGAAATAGCGTGTCTTTAATATCGTGAAAACCGATCCATCCTCCAGGTTTTACAAATTCCCTGTACATTTCAAAATCTGCTTTTACTCCTTCGTAAGTATGATCGCCATCAATAAAAAGAAAATCAAGTTTTATTTCTCCTAAAATGGTGGACAACTTTTTCTTCATTTCTGGTAAGTGAGAATTTCCATGAATGATATGGACATTGTTTCCTAACGATGTTAGATATTGATCTCTTTTTGTTAGATCATACATTCGACCAAAATTTCCATGCGGTAGATCAAGAGAAATATGTATACCATCTTTTGAGAGTTTACTCCAAATAGCAAAGGTTCCTCCCTGATCAGTACCTATTTCCATGAAGTTTTGTACCTCTAACTTACGAAAAAATTCGGCTGCTCCCATAATTTCAGAATGATTTTGTACCATTCCCAAGTTATATGATTCTTGCACAATTTGTTCTACTCCAACTTCAGTCTTTCCGTTTTTCCAAAAATCTTGGATTGCGCTAATCACTTCCTTTGAATGTATCAAACGAGTACACTCAAACTGACGATCGGTCCCTTTGTGATCTGGACACCAGTTCCAATCGCTCGCATCTAGTCTCACTCGATTAAAGCAGCCATTGCAAGAATTTTTATTGAATATTCGAATCACAGTATCGTCCAGCATTTCAGTATTTGGAGTGCTAAAACCTGAAATAAGTACAGTCGGTGTGCCGACTGACCACGCAAGCCAACTTAAACCCGACCCAATACCAATAAACATGTCTGCGTGTTGTAGATAATTAATCGTAGATT